CTCGACCACCACGCCGGCGAGCGTGCGGCCCTTGTCGGTCCACCGGATGCGGTCGCCGACCGCGTAGGTCGTGACCAACTGGCCGTCGATGAGCCGCGTCGTGCCGCCCGACACGGTGTGCTCGGGCATTGCGGCGACGGCGGCCAAGTACTCGTTGTGATGCGGGTCCATGGTGGGGGTCTCCTTCGGTTGGTGGGTAAAGGTATCCACAAATCAAAACTGGTCAAGCGTTCACTAGCCGGAATCTGAAAGGTGCCTAGGGCACGGGAGAAACGGTAGGTTTGCGGGTCGGGTTTTGGGACGGTAGCGTGTTGCAGTACGGCAACTATGGTCAACTAAGAATCTTCCAGGGGACGGCGGCCAGCAGTTCGAGCAGGTCGTGAACCGCGCGAGCGGCGGGCGAGTTGGTGCCGAGCTCTTGGCCGATGCGGACGAGGACGAGTGCTGGCATGAGGTTTGAAATCCGGTGCATGACGTGGCCCTCCTTGGCCGTTGTGTTCGCCGGCCAGATTGCCGGCGAGCTGGTAGCAGGGATCACAGGGCCACTTCAGCGATCAACACGTTGACCATGTTGAAAGCCTGAAACTTGCCGTCGTTGATCCGGCACGGCCACGAGCATGGCAGCCGCGAAACCTGATCCATCGTGCCGCCGCTGGTCAGGATCTTCTTGGCAAGCGTGACAAACTTCGCGGCCCGCATGAGGTACTTGGTGTCGGTGGCAGATCCTCGCTCGCCGCGGGCCTTGCTGGCACACACCACGCCCCAGTGCTGCTCCTCACCGTTCACTTCAACGCGAACCGTCCGCTTCAGGTTCGTCTTGCCGCAGCAGCCACAGGTCTCTTCGTCGCTCATGCCGATGATCTTGATTTCAGCGTTCATGATTTGGTCTCCCGGTTGTCGGCTGCGAGTCTCAATCGCTCGCGTGCCCCAATGATACCGATATCGGAACCATTGGCAAGGGGTCTTAAAAAGATTTTCTTTGGGGGCGTTTTCGCCGGGAAAACGCGGGTCAGCCGGCCTTGAATCCGCCGGCACGCTTCCGCTGCCTACCCTCGCCCTTGGCGGCCGTGGCCGCCAGCCGTTTCACGTCGGCCTCGTCGAAGACGTAGCTGCCGGCCACCTCTTCGGTCTCAAGCCGCCCCAAGCGGGCCAGTCGGCGGATGTAGGACATCGAGCACCCGTACGCCTCAGCAGCCTCCCGGCAGGAGATCATTCGCCGCCCGCGTTCGTTTTTGAGTGCCATTGCGATCATGCCCCAATAGTACCGATACGGGAACGACCGTCAAACCGCCCGGACTTTCAATCCTGCCGCTTGCCCCGGCCTGCCGACCATTCGTAGGATCGACTGCCGGGGGCAAGTTTCAGCGGAGAGGGCTCCTTTGAACAGTTGTACACCTCGGTAGGCTTGGGGGCAGAAAGGGAGGTGTCAGGTGACGCTGTACGAATTGCTGGAGCGGTATGCACTGCTGATGAATCTGTCGGATCGGTCGGTGTCGCTCTATGGTCACACGATCGACAAGTTCAGGGAGTTCCTCGGCCGCGAGCCGCTGGTCACTGACCTCGAAGACGTGGCGGTGTCCAAGTTCCTGCGGTGGCGAGCAACGAACCCGTGCCGGGGTCGCGTGGTCAGCCCACACACTGTGGCCAAAGACCGCAGCCAGTTGCTCGCCATCTGGAACTGGGCCTGCAAAAAGAAACTGCACCCCGGCGAATGGCCCGGCCTGCCTCGCCAGAAGAAGGTCAAACGGACGCCGACGGCGTACACGTTGGACGAGATGAGCCGGCTGGTGCGAGCCGCCAAGGCCAGACGCGGCAGAATGTCAGGCCTGCCGGCCGCCTGGTGGTGGGGCACGCTTCTGCAAGCCGCCTGGCAGACCGGCGAGCGGATAGGTGCCCTGCTTGATCTCCGGTGGCGGGAGGTCGATACGGCCAGCCAGCGGCTCTTGTTCCTCGCCGAGACCCGTAAAGGGCGAGAGCGGGATCTGGTCTCCCCGATCACCGCTGCCCTTGCCGCTGAACTGGAAAGCCGCCGAGGCCCGCCTGACGCTCTGGTGTGGCCTAGGACGGGCCATCCGCTGTCGCACTACGCATCCATGCGTCTGCTCTGCAAGACGGCTGGCGTGCCATCTAGGGCGTTCCACGCGATCCGCAAGGCGTCGGCCTCCTACGTCGCAGCTGCCGGCGGGGATGCCACTGCCCACCTAGGCCATGCCGATCCGGCGATGACCCGCGGGCACTACCTAGACCCGAGGATCACGGAGACGAGCCGCGGGCTGGATTTCCTGCCGCCGCTGGACCTCGAGGGGCCGCCGAAGGACGGTGATAGACCGGCAGCGTGACCGAGCAAGCGGGGAGGCGGCAACGTGGAGGAGGACACGTCGTCGCACTCAACCCGCCGCCCGGTCAAGCAGTCTCTCGCTCCGCTCTCGGATGCACGCCGGCCAAGCCCACGGCCCGCTCCAGCCCACGCCAGAATCCGACCGCCGAAAGCACCGGATTCATCAAGTCGCTCATGACGCAAAAGTCCGTACTGAACGGCGATTGATGGTGGACCGCATGCCCGTCTGGCGACGACAGCAGGCCGATGAGTTGCAGCCCCCGTATCGGGCGTGAGCATCGCTGGTGTGCCCAGCCGTGAACCTCGTTGGCCTGGCTGGAGAACGCCGCCACAAGGGCGAGCCAGTGCTGCCCCGCCGCCAGGGCGACGAGCGATACGGCGGCCGCGGGCAGGATCGTAGTCCAGTTGCGTTGCCAGTAGCCGCCGGCCAGAAACGCCCGGGGCTCAGAGTGGTGCCGGATGTTGGGCTCCACGACGTGCCGCCCCAGCACCGGCCACGCGGGGTCGCCATAGCGGTCCTCCCACCAATGAACGATGCCCGTGGCAACGTCGGCGGCGAGCCACGCCGAGAGGACGTACAGAGCGATCATGCGTCCTGCCTCCGCGCCCGTTCTGCCGCCAACTCCTCAGCCAGCCTTTCGCGGTCCTTGAGCAGCCGCATGACGTGGGCCGCGAGCGTGCCGCTGGTGCCTGTCCACGCCCCGCTGAATCGGCGGGCGTCATGCTCGCACTGCTCAAGGTAGGCGTCGGCGAGGGGTTCAGGCACGTCGGCACTCCTGGTGGCAGGCCGCGTACCCCGCGATATCGATTGCCGCGTCGTCGGTGGCCGCTGGCCCCATCTGGCGGGCGATCTTGTCCAGCACCATGACGAGAGCCCAGTCGGCCGGCGTGAACGTCGTGCCGAACGCCGCATTGACGAGCGATGCCGTCCTCTGGAAGTGTTCCGTAGGCGGCCCGTACTTGCCATGCCGGTCGCGGATCGTGGCGATTGCGTCCCGCAGCGTCTGCTCAGCCGGCGAGACCGGGCGAAACCCCGGTTCCCACTCGGCGTAGGTGTCGCTCAGGACCGAGTCGCCACGCAGTGCGTAGGACTCGTAGGCGGCTTCGACGTGCTTCGCTGCGGCATTCATCGTCTCGGCGTAGGGCGCGTCCGACTCGTCGTGTTGCGTTTCCTCGGTACTTGCGACAACCTGCCGAGGTTCCGTCAACGGCGAGTACCCGACCATCTTCGGGTCATCGGCTGGCGTGTTTCCCAGCCGCTCGTGCACTGCCGCCTTCAACGCGGCGTTTGCCTGCTCCAGTGTCGTCGTCATGTTTGCTCCTCAGGTCTGGAAAACTGACAGCATGCGGCGTGCGTCAAGCCGACCTGACAGTGCCGTCCAGCATCACGCGGTAGTTCTGCACGTCGAATGCACCGCCGTCGTGAACGGTGACCATGGCGAAGCCGTGGTTCCATCGGTTGAACTTGCTGTAGTCGGGCCGCAAGTCGCACAGACAGCCGGTGGACCAGCACGCCGTTTCGTGGTGCCACATGTTGCTCTCGGCGTGATTGCTGGTGCGGTGAGAGTGGCCCACCAGACACGTCGAGAGTGTCCGCAGAAACGCCCCGCGGGCTACGTTCACCGGAGCCGCCATGCCCTTCGGCAGTTCGTGGCCGTGGAGCACTGGCAACTTCCCGAGCATCACCGGCCGCTGGTCCTCGACAAGCTCAATGTCGTTTTCCTTCAGGTCCAGCCAGGCCGTCAGGCTCATCCGTGGATCGTCGCTGATTTCGGCGGCATGCTGAAACAGCCAGTGCTGCCACCTCTCCTCGTGGTTGCCGCACTTCAGGACGATCGGTATGCCGGGGAACTCGTGCCGCAGCCATTGCAGGAACGAACGCACCGCCTCAAGCTCGGCCTTGAAGTCCCGCCGCTTGGGGTCTTTCATGTACCGGCTGATGGCGTAGAAGTCGGCGATGTCGCCGTTGAGCAGCAAGGCGGCGAGACGCTGCGTCTTCAGATGGCCAACGGCTGCAGCGACGGCAACCTCAGAGTGATACGGCACATGCACGTCAGACAGGATGCCGACCGGGCCAGTGACCTTGAGCACATGCGGCGTCCACGCCTCCGTCATGGCCCGAGGCATTGAGTACAGGTGGCCGTTCGTTCGTGCCGGGCGAGGTGCCACTGCCTTGGTATGCCGTTGATCGTGCACGCCGTTGCGACCAAACTGCCGCATGATCCGTTTGCGGGCTTGCTCAAACGTGATCGCGTTGTTGGACTCGGCCACCAGCCGCCTCGCCAGCGAACGAGTGTTGGCCTCAGGGTGCGTCGTGCACAGCCGCCTAGCGAGTTCCGTGATTGGGTCGCCTGCCATTGGCACGCTCCTTCGTTGTTGGCTTCTTGCCTGTGCTTCGCCTCAACACCACATTGCCATCCTCGTCGGGGACCGGGTTCGGCCCCTCGTCGTCGTCGTCGTACTCGGCGTCGTCCATGCTGCTGTGCAACGCGGGCTTCTTGTCCTGCGGCGTCTTACGCTTTGCCATCGCCCCGCCTCCTCGCGTTGCTGATTGCTCGCCTGACGATGACCGTACCAGCGGCGTCGAGGAACGGCAGGCTGCGTTTCGTCGCCT